TGCTCAGGCTTTAGGTCACCGTGGTCTGGCATTCTAACTAATGCGTTCATATAAAAGCTAGGAAGTTCAAAATGACCAAACAAATACTTTGTTTTGATGTCTTTCATCTTCTTCCACTCATCGCCAACAAGCCAAGGCACAAGTGCAACGTCATCTTCAATAAGAATTTCGTCTACAAACGTAATACCTGGAATGTGTTTTGCAAATGCTGTACTGTTAACGTCACGTTTGTCTTTATAATACAAATCGTGGTTGCCATCAAAGAAGTAAAACTTCTCAAATGCGGCACCTAGCTTTTCCATGCTTCTAATTGTAGCATCCATAGTTGTAAGGTTAAGTGAATTACGATTATGATGCCAGTCTCCGCAGAAGATGCCAGTCTCGCAACCGGCAGCTTGTGCTTGTTCTATGTACCAATCAATAAATTCTTCGCAATCTTCGTTATGTACACGACTATTGCCCTTTAGCCCAAAATGGATGTCTGTAAACACCGCAGCTTTTTTAAACAAAGAGTATCCTCCATATATACTTGTTAAAGTATATAACATTTTTTAACACTTGTCAACTACTTTTTAGAAAAAGATGTTGCGTCTGCTTCTTCGTTACGCTTTACAGCAGCTTCCCATTCACCTTCGTGTAGTCTTGTATAACTTGGGTTTAAGTCATTCATTTCTAAAATATCGTCTCTAATGTTTTGATTACGTTTTTCAATGTTAATTACACGAACAAAACTGTTAGTAACTGCGGCTGTGTAGTATGCAAATGGGTTTTGTGATTTAGATTCGTCAAACTGTAGTCCGATTTGTGCCAATTGTAGTATTGCTTGACCGCGCATCTCGTCGTTATAAGTATATCCACGAACATTACCGCGTGTAGCATAGCGATCACATAATTTCATCCACATCATAGCAAGGTTATCAGTTGCTTTGCCGTGAGTTTTACTAAAGTTACCGTTTTCCATTCCACCTTCCCAATGGCTTTTACCTACACATTGTAAATTTCCTTCGTCATCAAACTTATAGTGTTGAAATGGCGGAAAATTTAATTTTGTCTTGGTATCTGCGATTGTTTTTGGATTCTTTTTACGACCAGGCTCTTCTGGAATATGGTCAAATGTCATTATACGGAAGATTAATTCTTCTTTTGTAATTTTTCTATAATCAATTTCGCAATCAGCTTGTTTTACTTTTTCACCAGCCATCTTACGTGCTTCGTAGTCGGCTGTGCTTAGGCGTTTTGCTTTGTTGCGCTTTGCTTCCGCGATAGTTCTAATATTAATTTTGTCAACATCTAATAAAATAATATCAAATTGTCCGTATTCTTTGTCTACGTAACTGTTAAATGTATTTTTAGATTTATGTATTTCTTTAAGAATATCCTTGTTATTAAGATAATTTCTTTTCCTCATAGTATCTCCTATTTACAATACTTATTATAATATACTATGTTAATTTTGTCAACTAAATACTATAGGAGATATGTTATTATGATACCTGGATTTAATCAACTTTTAAATGCCGCGGCTTCGGGCGCCACAAGTGCTGTAGTTACTCAAGTGTTTTCTAGCTTAGGCATTGATGTTGAAAGACTTGCAAATCAAAGTTCGGGCGCATCAAGCGATTCAACTAATGCGCTAATTAATGCTTTATTATCATCAGGAGCCGGTTCTGGCGGCATCGGCGCTGCCTTGCGTATGATACAAAACCTACAGCAAGGGCTAGGTTATGGCGCTGCCCCCGAAGAAGCAACATTTACAAAGGCTATTGTTAAAGATGATTATACTACATCTGATACAAAGGATTGGCGCATAAAAATTAGAGGTCCAGCAGAATTAATGACTGGAGAAATTTTACAACCTATTGTAAACACAGAAAATAGCATGTTATTTCCTTTTACTCCTACAGTAATTTTAGGATCAACAGCAAATTATAGTAATATAAACCCAGTTCACACAAATCATCCATTTTATGCATACGAAAATAGTCAAGTGCAAGATATTACAATTACTGGAGAGTTTTTTAGTGAAAACGAAAAAGATGCAAAATATTGGATTGCATGCTTACATTTTTTAAGAACCATGACAAAAATGTATTACGGAAAAAGCGACAATTTAGGAAGTCCGCCACCTGTATGTAGACTTAACGGATACGGAAAACATGTTTTTAATGATATACCTGTGTTAATAAGTAATTTTACAACCGATATGCCAGCTGATGTCGACTACATACAATGCGACATAGGCAACGAAACAACATTTGTCCCAACACAAAGTATTATTACTGTGACTCTAATTCCAAATTACGCAAGATCAACACAGAGTCAATTTAGTTTAGAAAAATTTGCTAAGGGTGGCTTTGTTAATACCGGCGAAGGATTTGTATAATGTCTTTAGAAAAAGTAAAAAATAAAGGACCATATAGTAACACAAACATAAATCCGGCAGGGTTTTTAGATGTTCTAAAACCGAGAGCAGTGCCTGTAGCAGGAGACGATGTGTATTACGAAATAACTCCTGCTTATACATATAGACCAGACCTTTTAGCTCATGACTTATACGGATCAAGAGAACTATGGTGGATTTTTGCACAACGTAATCCTGATATAATTAAAGATTCTGTTTTTGATTTTGTTGCAGGTACTAAAATATATGTTCCGCAAAAAAAGCATTTAAGAGCAATTTTAGGAATTTAAATGACTAAATCTTGGATAGATCCAGATAAAATTACAAATACTGTTGCTTCTAATACTGTAACTGCTGTAACTTCACTAACAAGAAGCAACGGTGTAACTACTGGAGTAGGTACAGCCGCTTCTGTTTACAACTCAGTCGCAACTGCGACTAGTAGAGGCACGGCTGATATATTTAATGACGCAAAAAACGAAGCAACAAGCGCAGCTTTAGGATACGGTTGGCCCGACTATGGCAGTAATCAACCAACAGGGATTGTAGATCAATTTAGACAAGGTGGATTTAATTTCTTACAAGAACAAGGTTCGCTTAAATTAGACAACTTGTTAGGTACGTTTAGTCAAGTTCCTAATGCTCCCCTCTCTAGTGCATTGTCTTCTAGTTTAGATACCCAAGCATTATTTGCAGGATTAGATCAGTCTACAATAGATACTCTTACTGGAGAGATAGCCGGACAGTTAGGAAACTTTTCTAGCCCAGCAGATTTTGTTTTAGATTTTGGTTTTGATAAACTGAATAATATTGTAGGCGGATTTAGTGATATCGAAAACTTTATCACTAAGACTGTAAATGTTATCCCTAAAGATTTTGAATCTATATTAGGCGCAGTTGGATCTCCAGGAGGAGTGTTTGACACATTACGTCAATTTGTTGAGAATATAGAAGATAGATCCGGAATAGACATTATTCCGGGTAACACTCCGTCAAGTAACTTGCAAACAAACGTCCTTAGAGATTTTGACTCTTATAATTACATAATTACTCTAGGCATATTAAATGTAGACCAAGTAAATAATCCTTCAATGTTAAGATTCAATGGAGGATTTGATAAAGTTATAGTGAGATCTGGAGGAGGAGCGTTAGATAAACGACAGCAAATACCGTTAGAAAAAAATGAAGGTATACATGCAGAATATTACATAGATAATCTAAGATCAACTTCTCTTATACAACCAAATACACAAACCGGTGTAGGTATAGGATTAGATATAAGTTTTGAAGTAATTGAACCATATTCAATGGGAAATTTTTTACAAAGTTTAGTTATTGCTGCTGAAGAATTTGGGTTCCCGTCATTTAACGATACTCCGTTCTGTATAAAGATTGAATTTGTTGGCCACAAAGCTCCTAACACTTCTACATCTATGCCTCCGCCAATATATATGCCTATTCAAATATTAGATGTTGCATTTGATGTTAGTGGACAAGGATCTAAATACAGCCTAAGTTGTGTTCCGTATAGTGAAATTGCATTCGGCGATCAAAATGCAGAAACATTGTCTGATATTACTGCAATAGGAACTACGGTTTCTGAGATGTTAAACGGAGTAGATAAGTCTGTTACTTCAACATTAAATCAACGTATAGACAAGTTAGAAGATACAAATACAATACCGGCAGGCGATAGATATGTAATATGCTTTCCTAAAGACCCTACATTAGTAGGAAAAATTGTTTCGGGAGAAATAAGCGTACCAGAAACAACCGTAAGTGCAGTAGAACAAGTTAAAGCTGAAAAAGGTTTAGATAGTGTTAGTACATCTGGCTTAGAAGAAAAACAAAAAACTTTAGACACTGTTGCAGTGACAAGTTCGGGTTCTGGCTTATTTGACAAACTAGATGCTTTTTCAAGAGAAAAAACATTTATGAACGAAATTGGTCTTGATCTAATGTTAACAGATGACGGCGAAGGCGGCACAGGAACAACAGCAGATATGAATGTAGTTCACGACGAGCTAGGAGATACTGTAGATGTCAATAGCCCAGAAGCAGCAGTAACAGAAAAAGCAAGGACTAAGGCGTTCCCATCAGGTATGCGTATAGATGAAATAATTGAAAAAGTTATTGTTGATAGTGAGTACTCTGCAAAAAATGCTGCTGAGTCTCCAGAAAACGGTGTAAGAAAATTTTTTAGAATTAATGCTCATACATATCTAGATCCTAACGCAGAAGCATCTGAAAAATTAGGAAGAGCTCCTAAAATATTTGTTTATATAGTAGTTCCATTTTATGCTGATGATGCAAGTTTTACTGCACCTAACGCTGTTGCTGCTAATCGAGGCGGTATAAGAGCTGCTGCAAAAAAAGAATACAATTATATTTACACTGGAAAAAATGAAGATGTTATTAATTTTGATATAAATTTTAATAATGCATTTCTGCAAGAAGCGTATGCTAATTTTGGTATGAACCAAGCAGCTCGATCATCTGCCGGCAGTGATAGAAAAACTTTCCAAGCAACAGACGGTAATTCTGGATCTTCTCCTAGTACTGCAAAAAGTGATAGAAAAGGTCTAGGCGGCGGCCAAGTTGTAGAAACAACTAAAATGACAATTACAGGAGATAGCAGAACTAGTGATATAAGAAAAAGGATGGCTGAAACATTCCATCATAGATTACTAAATTCTGACGTAGACTTAATTACAGCTGAAATAGAAATATGGGGAGACCCATTTTATCTTCCTAGCCAATCTGGAAACTACATGCCAGAACGTGCACAAGGAACGCCGTCAATGACAGACGAAGGATATATGACTTATATTGAAAATCAAGTTTATATAATTGTTAATTTTAGAACACCTCTTGATTATAGTCAAAACTCGCACAATATGCTTTTTCCAGATGAAAAAATTGTTCCTGAATTTAGTGGTATTTTCCAAGTATTGTCTGTTGAAAATGTTTTCGAAGGTGGACAGTTTAAACAACGGTTAGATTTAATAAGATCAAGATCTCAAGAAGTATCAGGCGAAGCAGGAACATTCGTACAGGTCAACGACGAAGTAGGCGATAAAGTAAATGATAATCCACTAAGTGCAAGTAATGACGGCGATGAAGGCAGCAACAATGACGGCACAACAACAGACCAACCTTGTAATTCTAATAAACTTATTTCAACAGCTTATGGCGATCTTAAAGATAATGTTTCTAATTTGTTTCCTGATTTAAGTACCGTAGCCGGAGATGCAATTATGTCTCAAATTCCTAGTGTAACAGTTGCAGGAATAACTTGGTCTCCTTCAAAGAGTTTGTTTACTGCACCACCACAAATTAAAGAAGATATAACCGCAGCACAAGCAGCGTTTGAATCGGCTTTAGAAAATTCGCCCTTAAATTTAAGAGGATTTAGCTAAATGGCAGTTACAGTAAGTGATATGGACAGAGCATTACTTAGACTTATTGCTGACGGAGAAGCAGTACGGAGTAATCCGTACTGTAGTGTATGGCCAGGACATGTTGAACCTGAGCTAACGGTAATGACGTTATCACAAGTTGAGTCATATCAGAAACAAAGAATAAAAGATGGAAGAAAATCTAGTGCAGTAGGCAAGTACCAATTTATAAAAAGTACACTCAAAGAATGTGTAGGGTATTTAGGATGTGATCCTATGCGGACAGTGTTTTCTAGAGATGTTCAAGATGCGTTAATTATTCAGCGATTAATAAAATTTAGAAAATATGATCAATGGAAAGCAGAATCAATTGATACTGGAAAATTTATGATTTTCCTTGCTGCTGAATTTGCTAGTATGCCAGTTCCTTATGATATACCAGCAGGCAGCATATACAAAAATTCTCCTAGAAGAAATCTTAAAAAAGGACAAAGTTTTTACGCAGGCGACGGATTGAATAAAGCCAACCATGACCCAGATCATCTATATCAAGCACTTGAGGACATTAAAGCTGGAGGATCGGGAGAAGTTCAAGAAATAGATGTTACAACTACAGGTAGTAATAGAGCCCTTCCTCCAACAGGTGTAAGTGAAAAAGCACAAGTAGAAAAATCATCAGCAGGACCTGGGGTTGGAGCATATAGGGGCACACGAGCAGGCAGCCAACCGCAAAATAGTGTTTCACCTCAAGATTATAATCCTTATATCTACGGAAGAATAGATCCGTTAGACGACAGATATGATTTTAGGACTGGAGAAAAAATTAAAGATATTGGCATCCACGGAATAAGTTCAGCAGCAGCAACACCGGTTCAAACAGAAACTTCAGGCGCAACAAATTCTCCTACAAATGCAGGTGTTGCACCTGTTGAAGCACCGTCAAATCCAGATGCAGAAGATCCTCGAGGGCAAGAACAATTGCCTGATTTAATTCCAAAACCCGAAGAACCTGCACCGCCGCCGACTGACAAAAATCCTGACGAAGACCCCGGAGCACCAGGATTACCGTTTGGAGCAGACGAAATTATAGAAGCAATAGAGAAAAAAGTTGAAGTAGTAGCTACAAAAATAGATAATCTTTTACCTTGTGTTGAATCCGTAACAGACGGCTACAGCCTTTCAGGTGCAATAAGTATTGCTACAGACGATATTACTGGCGCAGTAACTGGCGCAGTAACTGACGCAGTAACTGATGCTAAAGACGATCTAATTTCCACCAGCAAAAGCTGGCTAAATTCAAACAAGGGACCCCAGTAATGGCAAGAAGAGGAACTACATACACCCGTACTGGAAGGTCAAGCAGTTTTCCAATAAAATCAGGTGTTCCTTACGAAGCAATTATTATTAACAATTTAGATGTTAATAATATGGGCACTCTTGAAGTTGAATTACTAAAGTATACGTCAGCTGGAAATTTACCACAAAAAAGCGGACAGACTGCTACTGTAAAATACCTTAGTCCGTTTTATGGAACAACGCCTTCAGCAGGTGTTCAAAATAATGATGGATACGAATTTACTCAAAAAAGTTACGGCTTTTGGGCAGTCCCTCCTGACATAGGAACCAAAGTGTTAGTTATATTTGCAGAAGGAAATGCAAACTTTGGTTACTGGATGGGTTGTATACAAGATGATTTTATGAATTTCATGGTTCCAGATGGCAGAGCTGCAACTACGCTGACTACTGAAAATACTCCAGATAATTTAAGAGGTGTTAAATTACCAGTAGGAGAATTTAACAAAAAAGTTGAAACTGGAAGCAAAGTTGATACTACTTTGTTTAATAAACCCTTTAACAAAGATTTTACAAGTGTATTAGAAGTTCAAGGTTTATTACTTGACGAAGTTAGAGGAACTACAACAACTAGTGCAAGACGAGATTTTCCTAGTATGGTATTTGGCTGGAGCACACCAGGTCCTAAAGATAAGAGAAAAGAAAATCCTAAATTTGATGTAGGCGCCGAGGAAAAAAAGGCAAATGTTCCGTACAATAGATTAGGCGGATCATCCATTGTAATGGACGATGGCGACGAGCGTTTTGTAAGAGCAAATCATGCAGAAGACGGCCCCCCTGTTTATGTAAACAAAGGTCTTGGAGACCCAGGCGGCGACGAAACTATACCTCAAAATGAATTATTTAGAATAAGAACACGCACAGGTCATCAAATACTGTTACACAATGCAGAGGATCTAATATACATTAGTAACAGCAGAGGAACAGCATGGGTAGAATTAAGTTCAGATGGAAAAATAGATATCCATGCACAAGATAGTATAAGTGTAATGAGTAACCAAGACATCAATTTTACTGCTGAAAGAGACTTTAATATTGATGCAGGTCGTAACATAAACATGAGGGCTCAAGCAAGATATAGTGACGGACAAAAAACTTACGACGGATTAGAATGTGGTAGAATACAGATTGAGTCTAAATATGACACAAATATTTTAGTAGGTGATCAATACAAAAGAAATGTTCTTGGCACAAGTCAAATAAAAATAGATGATGATAGTTTTGTGACTGTGACAGGTAATAGCGAATTATTAGCAGGTAATATTCTCGATACTTCAAAGGGTACATTTAATCAAAAATCTGCACACTCCTTTTATAGAGAAAGTGCAAGTAATATAAATGATCTAGCTGCTGGTTTATATATGAATAAAGCAGAAGATGTTAATCTACACGGGTTAGCAAATATTAAAATCTTATCTGGCGCAAATTTAGAAACAATCGTTTCTGGAGACAGTTTAACAACAATTACAGGCGTATTCGATGTACAATCTGATTCTGCACATTTTGAAACAACTAACGGCATTAATATGCTTGGCGGCACAGCGATTGCAGGTGATGCAACAAAAATAAGTTGGAATTCAGGAGTAGCAGTAGCAGGTACAGCAGCTACAACAGCCGTTAGTGCAACAGCATCAACCGCAGCAAAACCTGCTGAAGCAATAATTCCATTAACGCAAATTGTATTACCTTACACTTTTCCAGGAGCTCAAGACACCGTTCCTTATGAAAGTATTCTTACACGGGCACCGCAGCACGAACCATATATGCATCATGAAAATTTAAATCCTGCAGGATTTAAACCTGAGCAAACTGACAGAGAATCACCAGGGCAATTAATGCCAAGTGATAGAATTATAACGCCAGACACGTTTACTAAAACTAAATCTGCAAATCAAACCTCGTCACAAGTTTATGGATCCTCAGGAATTAACGATTACGGCACCACAGGCGATAATGCAATTGTTAACGGAGAAGTTGTTCCTCCTAAAAATGTGCCAGGCACTGCCGCAATTAGATCAATTGCGAATTTTGAAATTGATAAAGAAAGATCAACAGATTCTTATGCTAATAGATTCTTTAAAGGTGACGGTCCGTTAGGAACAGTATCAACTAGTAAAGGAATTACAGCCGAAGTTGCTGAAATTTGGGTTCCTAATTTCCAAGGCTTTATTGATGCATTAGAAGCTACTGGCTATGAGATAAAAGTTTTATTAGGTTATAGCAAACGCAATATAGGAAATTCAAGCAAATGGAGCACACATGCTAGCGGCGCGGCAATTGATATAAATCCGCCAAACCCGGTAAGGAATGGTGATCCAAATGGACTATGGATTCCAAGACCGTCTAATGCTCCTATAACTGACATGCCTGCAAATACTGGCGAACTTGCTAAAAGCTTTGGCTTAGGTTGGGGCGGAGCTTGGAATAGTTTAGACGATGCAATGCACTTTAGTACCGCAGCAAATGAAGGTGGAAATTATAGATTTACACCAGGTCTAATACCGCAAGGTCCAACAACTGATGAACAGATTACAGAATCAGGCGATCCGAGAGGAGAAGATTATTATATTGCTCCTGCAAAAGAAATTACAGAAGAAAAAGATGCAGAATCGCCTACATCGCCGCAAGAACAAAATAATCCAGGACCTCAGAATGCTGACGGATCCTCTAATGTGCAATAGGTAAATATGTTATGAGTGAACTAGAAGACAATTTATACAAAAGAGTACAAGTTCCTAGTACTTCGACAGCACCAACTGTATCTAGAACTTATAGAGGATTTTATTCAGGAGATTCGTCTAAAGGTTTTAAGCTGTACGATTTTGAAATTATCAAACAAGATTTAATTAATCATTTTCACATACGCCAGGGCGAAAAACTTGGTAATCCCGAGTTTGGATGCATAATATGGGACATACTATTTGAACCATTTACTCCGGCATTACAACAAGCTATTGCAGAAAATGTTACGTATATTATTAATTATGACCCTAGGATTTCTGCAGAAGAAGTATTTGTAGAAGCATATGAAAACGGAATACAAGTTTCAGCTTCAGTAACATATAAATCCTATTCAATTACTGAGCAACTTAATTTTAAATTTGACAGTAATATTGGATTAATAGACAATTAAATACATACATTATTTCGTAGCATAAATACTTTATTATAAGGAATATTGGTATGTCTTCAAGTGATAGACAGTCTAAGTTGCTAGTAACTGAAGACTGGAAAAGAATATATCAAAGCTTTAGAAATGCAGAATTTCAAAGCTATGATTTTGATAATCTTCGCCGCGCGATGATTAATTATCTGCGCCAAAATTATCCCGAAGATTTTAACGATTACATTGAATCAAGTGAATATCTTGCGCTGATTGATATGATTGCTTTCCTTGGGCAAAACTTATCATTCCGTATTGATTTAAACGCTCGTGAAAACTTCCTTGAAACAGCAGAACGCAGAGAAAGCGTCTTACGTCTTGCACGTATGCTGTCGTACAATCCTCGCAGAAATCAAGCAGCTAATGGACTGTTTAAATTTTCTACTATTAAGACATCGGAATCAATTTTCGATAGTACAGGAATAAATTTACAAAATACAGTAATTAAATGGAATGATCAAACTAATACAAATTATTTTGAACAATTTACTAAAATTTTAAATGCAGCATTACCCTTAGCAAACCAAATTGGTAATCCTTTAAAAAATGATACAATTTCAAACGTTTCAACACAAAAGTATAGACTTAATGCAGTTAACACTGCATCTGCAATTTTTCCATTTACAAAAATAATTGAAGGTAATAATGTACCATTTGAAATTGTAAGTACAGATATAAAAAATAATAGCTTATCAGAAGAACCTCCTCTACCAGGCACTAGTCCTGCATTTTTATTCAGAGATGACGGCCAAGGACCTGGGTCTTCAAACACTGGATTTTTTATGCATGCACGACAAGGTGTTTTGCAAACCGGAACTTTTAATGTTACTAATCCTGTGCCTAATCAAGTAGTAGGTATAGATGTTGCAAATATTAATGATAGCGATGTATGGCTTTATAGTGTAGATACAAATGGCTTTGAAACAACTAATTGGACAAAATTAGATGCTGTAGAAGGCAACTCAGTCATTTACAATAGCTTGTTTAACCAAGTTAGAGATATATTTCAAGTCCAAACAAGAATAGGCGATAGAATTAATGTTGCGTTCAGTGACGGAACTTTTGGTAATTTGCCATCTGGCAATTTTAAAATTTATTATAGAACAAGTATAAACAAACCATTATCAATATCTCCTGGTTCAATCGGTACAGTTTTAATTGATATTCCGTATCAAAGCAAATCGGGATCTCAAGAAACGTTAACTATAGGGTTGCGTCTTCAATATACTATTAACAATAGTGCTCAAGCTGAATCTAACGCTGAAATAAAATTAAATGCTCCTTCGACATTTTATACACAAAATAGATTAGTAACAGGAGAAGATTATAATATTGGCCCGTTATCAGTTAGTCAAGATATAATTAAAACACGAAGTGTAAACAGAATTTCTAGTGGTATAAGCAGATACTTTGATTTAAAAGATCCTAGTGGAAAATATAGTACAACAAAATTATATGCAAATGACGGAATTGTATACAAAGAACTATATCAAACAAAACAAGATTTTACTTTTACAAGCCAAAGCGACATTGAAGGCGTGATTGTAAACAATATACAAAGCATTGTGAGGTCTAATCCTTTACGTAATTTTTATATGAGCGAATATCTTGATTTGTTAGTAAGAGATTTAAATGCAGCATGGGTTAGCAAAACAGTAGCAACAAATAGAAATGTAGGAATACTACAAAATCTAGATAGTGTTCCATTTAGGGTCGGGTCGTTTGCATCAAATAGTTTAAAATCTTTAACTGTAGGATCTATGCTTAAATTTGTTGCGCCTACAGGCAAGCATTTTATGGCGGACAACAGCCATACTATAATGGACGGAGATGCTGATCATCCTAACGCTGTGACATACAAATGGACAAGAGTAGTTAATATTACAGAAGATGGTACAGAAGTAAGTAGTTTGACAGGTCAAGGAGGTATAGTTCTTAGTGACGTTATACCAGAAGGCGCCCTTTTAGAAAAGATTATTCCAGTTTACAGCACAAATTTTAGTAATGACTTAAAATTACAAATTATTGATCAAACCTTTGCATACAAAGACTTTGCGTTACGTTATGATAGGTTCGACAGAGAATGGAAAATCATTACTGCTTCAAATATTAACACTGTAAATAACTTTAGCTTAGGTAAAACTGGAGACATTTCGGGGGAAAACTTAGATGCAAGCTGGCTACTATATTTCAAAACAGACGGAGAAAAATACACTATTGTAAATAGAAATTTACGTTATGTTTTTGAAAGTGATAACGAATTAAGATTCTTCTTTGATAGCGCAGATAAAATTTATGATTACAAAACTGGTAAAATAGTTAGAGATAGAATATCGGTTTTAGATATTAACCGAACACCTGACACTAATATTCCATTTACAACTAATTTTAACTGGAATATAAGTAATGCGTATAGGGACAAAGAAGGATATGTTGATAGTAAAAAAATACAAGTTGATTTTTATGATTTAGACGACGACGGCTATATTGATGATCCTGATTTATTCACACAAATAGTAGATCCTAATATTAATCCTCAATCAAAAATAATATTTCAAAAAAAATATGTCACTAGTGACAATGTAGAGGAATTTAAGTATTTTGAAAATAAAGATAATGAAATATTAATAAAAACTAATTTGTCTGCTGTTGGAGCATATAGTCAGTATGATAATCCGAATCAGATAATTTACCTATATGAGGAAGGTACTTTTATACAAATTAATTCTGTTTTAAACAACCATAGAGTAATTACAGATTATAAAGCATTTATTGGCAGAGATAAATTAAGATTTGAATACACACATGTTGCAGACTCTAACTACAGATTAGATCCAGCAGTAAGTAATATTATTGATACCTATTTACTTACAAAAGCATATGATACTAATATTAGATTATACTTAAATGGTAGCTTAAATGAATTACCCTTACCTCAAAGTAATGACTCCTTATTTAAAAATTACGGAGCACAACTGTCAAATATAAAGTCTATTAGCGACGAAATAATTTATCATCCTGTAAAATACAAAATACTGTTTGGCGAAAAGGCGAAAAAAGATTTGCAAGTAAAATTTAAAATTGTACGTAACAAATCGATGGTTGTAAACGACAACGAGCTCAAAGCAGACGTTATACAAGCTATTGATAGATTCTTTGCTATAGAAAATTGGGACTTTGGAGAAACTTTTTACTTCCAAGAACTTGCAGCATATATTATGAACCAACTAAGTCCAAAATTAGTAAGTATTGTAATTGTGCCTAGACAAGGGTCACAAACTTTTGGAAGTTTATTTGAAATACGTTCTGAACTTGACGAAATTTTTATAAGCGGAGCCACTGTATCTGATATAGAAATTATTGAAGAGCTTACATCTGTACAATTGCAAACGTCTGGCAATGTTATTACTAGTGTCAACAGCAATGCATCTGAAGTAACGTCGGCACCAATATTAAGCACAAATACAACAAACACAAGCGCAAACACAAGCACGAGCACACGCACAGTTGTTTCTAATAATTCTAGTACAAATGTGCCAAGCAACAGCGGATCTAGCAGCAGTAGTAGTTCTAGCAGCAGCAGTAGTTCTAGCAGCTCTAGTGGATCTAGCGGGTCAGGAAGTTCTAGCGGAGGATACAGCTACTAATGGCATATAATAATAACCAAAACGAAAGTTCATTACCAACTCCTGGCAATAATAAAAAACAGTCTATTGATTTTCTTCCTAAGTTCTTTAGGACTGAAGCAAATAGGAAATTTTTACAAGCAACACTAGATCAATTAATTAGCAACGGTGCAGCAGAAAAAATTGATGGTTATGTGGGTAGAAAGTATAACGAATCATATAAATTAGGCGACCACTATTTAGAGGATGTTTCTAGATTACGAAACGACTACCAGTTTGAACCGGCAGTGTCATTAAGAGATAATTTAGACAATGTAGAATTTGCAAAAGATTATCAAGATTATATTAATGTATTAAAATACTTTGGCACTAATATCGAAAATCATGATAGATTAAATTCTGTTAACACTTATAGTTGGACACCACATATAAACTGGGATACGTTTACTAATTTTAGAGAATATTATTGGTTGCCAAATGGTCCGCTAACTGTACCAGTTACAGGACAATCAAGAGAAATTACTAGTACATACAGTGTTACTATTGAAGATCAGGGCGATAACGTTGCCTATGTATTTAATGACGGATTTACTAGAAATCCTAAATTAAAATTATATCGAGGACAAACTTATAGATTTGATATCGACACTCCGGGTCATCCTATTGCATTCTCAATAAGTAGATCATTTACACCCGGTGTTGCACTCCTAGTTGCAGGTCAAGAAGGCATCCGCGGCGACGGCTTGTTTGATGCTGTACTTTACGGTAATGAATATGACCAAGGTGAATATGTTGTACTTCCTGTAGACAACTCTGTTACTTTTGAAGCTGACGAAAATGTTTCAACTCTTTTTCCAGACGGAATAAGAAAATTTGACGAAGAAGGAAATGAAGTAGCAATTGCATATGTTGAAAAAGGAACAATAGAATTTACAGTTCCTTTTAACGCACCAACTCATTTATTTTATATTAGTCAAAATGAAGTTAATACAAGCGGACAAATTAGAGTTTATGATGTAGAAGAAAATACATTTTTAAATGTAGAAGAAGATATTTTAAATAAAAAACAATATAAGTCTTCAAATAATATAGAATTTACTAATGGTCTTTGTATACAATTTCAGGGAGATGTATATCCTGAAAAATATAGTTTAGGTGAATGGTACGTAGAGGGCGTAGGATCTCAAATTGCTTTAATTAGTAAACAAGATCTTACTATTCCGTCGGCCTATACGTCAGACGTTGAAGTACCCTTCGATACTAACGAGTTTGATGTTTTTCCATTTGATACAGCAAATAATTTTCCTTTAGTCAAAGATTATATTACAATAAACAGGGCTACTAAAGATAAAAACCCTTGGAGTAGAAATAATCGATGGTTCCATAAAGATGTCGTATTAAAAAGCTTTAGATATAATAATGTTGCTGAAAATTTGGACGATAATTATAGAGCATCTCGTCCTATTATAGAGTTTGATGCTGGAATAAAGTTATTTAATTATGGAGTATCTGCAAAAAAAGATATAGATCTTTTAGATAGTTTTACTACAGATGTTTTTAGTACTATACAAGGACAGGTTGGTTATATTGTAGATGGGATAGAATTACAGCAAGGTATGCGTGTTCTCTTTACAAATGATTCTGATATACTTGTTAGCGGAAAAATATTTGAAGTAAAGTTTATTAATCTTAATAATCAACGGGTTATTAAATTAGAAGAAACTATAGATACAATGCCTTTAGATTTAGAAACTGTATTTGTAAAATCTGGTAAAAAATATTCTGGATTAAGCTTTCACTACACAAACAATAGTTGGGTGCAATCTCAAACAAAAGACAGTATTAATACAGAACCTATGTTTGATTTATGTTGCCCACAAGGTAATAGTTATGCAGATCCTACAGTATTTAATAGCACTACGTTTAAAGGTACGAAAATATTTTCTTACAAAAAAGGCAACGGCAATGACGATACAGAATTAGGGTTTCCGCTGTCTTATAGAAATATAGAAAACTCTGGTGATATACTATTTGAATTTAATTTACTAACAGATTTCTTTAATGTGCAAGAGGGTGACGATTTAATCACAATTAAAACTGACACTGCAAATCTTAGAAAATATAAAGATAGAGAAAATTTTGACTATCTGAACGGCTGGAACAATACACCTTCAAGATTCCATCAATATGTAATTAAAGACATTGAAGTAGATTTATTAACTACAAATAAGATATCTATAGATACTTATAATGCACCTGCAAGACTTACTGACTTAAAAATTATTGTATATAAAAACAACAATCTTTTATTTAATAGCAAAGATTATACAATCGAAAAGAAAGAAAGTAATGTCTATTTAACTTTTGAAAAAGACTTGGAGCCAGGTGATCTTATAAAAATTAAAACACATAGTAAAGAATCAAAAAACGAAAATGGTTACTATGAGCTTCCGATTTCGTTAGAACGAAATCCATTAAATGACGACATTACCGAGTTTACTCTCGGAGAAGTGTTTGATCATGTTGATAGTATGATTGAAGAACTTAAAGACTTTCGAGGCACATATCCTGGAAACAATAATCTAAGAGATTTAAAAAATATATCAAAATTTGGTAAACGCTTTGTAAAGCATGAGTCAGGACTTGCAAATACAATTTATCATTTTACAAGTAAAGAATATAACATTATTAGAGCTGTTGAATTTTCAAAAGAAAAATATCTAGAATTTAAGAGAAACTTTTTTGATACTTCTCAAAAATTAGGATTCGACGGCACTGATATCGCACATGTCGATAAAATCCTATATGAACTTAACAAAGATAAAAATAAAACACAGCCGTTTTATTTTAGTGATATGCTTGCTGCTGGTGCAGCAGCAAGGAACGAATACAGAATAATCGATAACAATATTAATTTTTATCCGTTAACAAGAAAGTTTAATTTAGATGATTTGACTCAACAAGCAGTTTATTTGTATATTAACGGGGTACAACTTGTTCATGGAAGAGACTATAAATTTACAGATGATAATTTTGTAGATATATTTCGAGAAAAAAATAACGGTGATGTATTAGAAATATATGAATACGAATCAACAGATGGTAGTTTCATACCATCTACTCCGTCTAAACTCGGACTATATCCTACTTGGTATCCGCATATTAAATTAGATGATACCTCGGCTAAAAAAGAAACAATATATAATGCAGGTCCTTTTAAAATTTACGGAGAATCTGAACTTGGAGAATCTAAAAATAAATTTGGTTATTATTATCCAGTATTTACTACAAAATCTGCTGCTAAAGAATACAATACAACATCTGAAAACACTATAGAAGAAGTATATTTTAAAGGACTAAACAAAGTATTTTATATACCGTCTGATATAGGTAGTTTTGCAACTTTAAATGATACTGAAGATTTTGAATTTTTTCCAAATGTTCGTCCATTTATTATAGGTCATGATGGTAGCCAAATATTGTGTTATCTTGATTATAGAGACAAATTGGCAATAGAATTAGAAAAAAGAATTTACAACAATATAAAGGTTGATTATAACGATAATGATATCGACGTTGAAGCTTACTTAGGTAATGATTTTGCAGACTATCCTGTGCCTCAAGAAATCCAAAATCAGTTGTTATTACGTGACTTCACAGCATGGCAAAAATTTATACAAGTAGGGTATGCAGAAAATAGTTTTTATGACGTTAACAATCCCTTTACATTTAACTATAAAGATGCAAATAATTTAAAAGGTAAACAATCACCAGGATTTTGGAGAAAAATTTACTTTAATAACTTTAACACTGATAATCCTCACAGTTGTCCGTGGGAAATGTTAGGATTTACAAATAAACCAACATGGTGGAACACTGTGTATGGTCCTGCACCCTATACAAGTAACAATTTAATTTTATGGAATGATTTAGAATTAGGTCGTATTGCAGACCCAGAAAATACACGAATAGATAAAAGATTTGTACGCCCTGGATTAAGAAATTTTATACCTGTAAACGAAAAAGGAGATTTAATATCACCATTAGATTGTAATATTGTTTCAAACTTTAATCAAAGAACTGCAAGAGAGTCTTTTGAATTTGGAGACTATAGTCCTGTTGAATCAGCTTGGCGTAAAAGTTCAGATTTTCCCTTTGCATTACTTAGAACTCTATTACTTACAAATCCTGCTGATACAATTGCTAAAGGATTTGATTTAGCAAATGCAAAACGTAACATTGCTAATCAAAAAACTTATGCTCCTACAGGCAAATTTATTGCAAATAAGGATATAGTTGTACCTAATACAAATGTCGATTCAGTTAGAACCATTACTAGTGGACTTTTGAATTACATTTATAATCTTGTAGCAAGCGATGTACTTAGTGTATATACAACCTACACAGACCAATTAAAAAATCTTCAAGTTAATTTAAGTTTTAGGCTTGCTGGGTTTAGTGATAAACAAAAAATTAATTTAATACTAGAAAGTAAATCGCCGAAACACGATATTGGATCGAGCGGCATATTTGTACCACAAGAAAATTACAAATTAGTTTACAATGTGAGTAGTCCGCTAGAGAATTTTACTTATAGCGGAGTTATAGTTGAAAAATCTCCAAACGGTTTTATAATTACAGGATACAATGAAAAATATCCTCAGTTTGATTATTTTAAACCTTTAATCGGATCAACGAAATATCCAGTTACAGTAGGCGGCCTTAGTGAAGAGTTTAGCACCTGGGCACCTCGAGCACCGTATAAAAAAGATCAAATAGTATTTCATTTAAATGCATATTATAGAGTGACTTCTGACTTTACAAGCAATACTACATTCACGCAAGATTTTTTAGCTAAACTGTCTACATTACCTAGTGCAGGCGGCAGAGTTGCAAATTTCTATAAAAACTTTGACAATGTTACTACAAAGTCTTTGTCTTATGGCACTATATTAAAAACTGTACAAGAAGTAGTTGATTTTTTATTAGGTTACGGTGCATTACTAAAATCAAAAGGATTTATATTTGATGATGTAACTGATGATGTAGTCAATGATTGGCCTTCTGTTGCAAAAGAATTTATGTTTTGGACTACACAGGGGTGGGCAGACGGTACAGTGATTTCTTTAAGTCCGTCTGCTAATGAATTAAGATTTCAAACTGAATATTCAGTTGTAGATAATATATTTGATAAATTTTATGATACACATATTATTGCTAACACTGGCGATGAATTAGACGGAGAGTTTAGTAGTCTACTTAGAGACGGTAATAGTTTTGGTCTAAAAATTAAAAATTCTGATCTAGGACTTTACGGCATGTCATTGCCTATAGTACAAAAAGAACACATAGTAATTTTAGACAATACTACTATTTTTAATGATGTAATCTATCATCCTGCATCAGGATACAGGCAAAAACGGATTAGAGTTACAGGTTATAGATCAGATGAATGGAATGGCAGTTTAAATGTTCCAGGATTTTTATATGACGATGCTGTGGTAAAAGAATTTGAAGAATACAAAGATTATTCTATAGGTAATATAATAAAATATAAACAGTTTTACTATGTTGCTACACAAAATACTATAGGATCTACAGAAATAGATTATAATCAATGGATACAATTAAATGAAAAACCAGTATCTGATCTAATTACAAACTTTGACTATAGAGCATCACAATTTAACGATTTTTACGAATCTAATACTGCAAGCTTTGATCCAAATTTACAAGAATTATCTCAAAGATTTATAGGATTTCAAAAGAGAGAATATTTGAGTAATCTTATTATAGACGATGTTAGTCAGTTAAAATTCTATCAAGGAATGATACAAGAAAAAGGCTCAAAAAATTCTATAATGAAACTATTTGGAGCACTCAGTAGTAAGGGCCAAGAAAGTTTAGAGTTTTTTGAAGAATGGGCAGTAAAAACAGGAATGTACGGCTCGACTGAAGATATAAAGCAGATAGAGATACAACTATCGGATACTGATATAGTAGAAAGCCCGCAAGCTGTACTCTTTACAGATAAAATTCCTAACAAAAACTTTGATAAATTATTTAGAATAAAGCCTAGTGAGTTAGTAGATAAGCCTGCAGATTATACAAGTAACGTTTTTACAGTAAAACCGACAGTAAATGAATATGTAAAAACATCTGGACCGGTAGATATTGACGATATAGATTTTGAAGTTTCTAATAGAAGTGATCTTTCATTAGGAAATATTAATCAATTTAAACTTGGCGGATACATTCATTTAACAAATCAAATTAATGAAAATTGGCAAGTATATCAACATACACGTTTAAATTTAATTGCTGAAGAATTAACCGAAGTTGCAACTTTAAATGATGCAGGAGAGTTAATATACAGTGTAAAATTTAACAAATGGATCTCGTCATTTATTAGTGTAAGTCAGTTTATAGGAATTCGTGATGCTCAAGAATATAATTTAAACGGATTTTATGAAGTTGTTGGCATTTCTAACAATACTGCATTTATTAAAGTACCAACTGATAATAATATTATTGGATTTATAAATGAAAAGCTATCAGTCTCTACACTAAGAGAAGTTAGAATTAACTCAACAACAGATATAAATCAAATTGTAAATGAGGAAATGTATAGCAACCAAAAAGTTTGGGTAGACAATTATTCTAATCAAAACTGGGCAGTACTTCAAAATAATAGTGTATACAATTTGTTAGATCAGTATGATAATCCTACAGAATGGGATAGTACACAACAAAACTTTACAGGCGCCATGGTAGCTACACCTGATAATAATAATGTTTTTGTTGCAGCAAGTGGAGACGATGCCGGTAAAATATTTGTATACAGGAGATCAAGAGATTCAGATAAACTTATTTTATCTCAAGAATTGAACTTAGAAGATGCTACAGAGAGTATAGATTCTTATAATGGATTTGGCCATAGTATTGATGTAAGTCCGGATGGTGAATATCTTGTAGTAGGTATTCCTACTACATCGGGTATAAAAACTTTGTTTAAAGGAGATTTCGATCCTGATACCGAATATAGAAAAAATGATATTATAAAATATAGAGAAAATTTTTGGAAAGCTAACAAAACTATTATTCCGCAAATTGGAATACAGCCATTTTCAACTTTTGATAGTTACGTAACTCTAGTTGAGCAAGAAGACACAGACAGTACAACTTTAAAGTTACTTGTTGCAGGTAACCCAGGTTTACCTACTAATAATATAGATCACTTTTTAGTACGTGCTCCTGAAGATATGTATATAGGCACAAAAGGCCAAACAGATGGCGAGGAAGGAACGGGCGATAAGGTTAACTTAGCTTGGAACAGAAGTAGTTATGCATTTCCTACATTGGATGCTTATTTGCCATTTGATGGTGAGATACCAGCATTGACTGCGGAGTTTATCTCTCAAGAACATGAAATTGTAGAAAAAATTGATGCAATTCTTTATATAGATACGTATGTAAGCCTACCCTCAGTAGGAGATCAAGTTGAGACTGATACAGGTAGCGGAATAGTCTATTATTTAGAGACATATAGAGACAGCGCAGTTTTATACTTAAAAAATCTAAACGGAGTTATGACTGTAACAGGAGAATTATTTGTCTCCAACGGAAACTTTATGGGATTTTATTCACAAGAATCTACATTTGCTACGTCAGACGCTGTTGGCGGCTTTTGGCTTATTAAAACACCATTTAATTACGGAAATAATGGTAGATACTTTGATATAGGCAGAGGCCTTGTTTTTGCCGATGTGCGTACTTCGGACAGTGCAAGAATTACAAACATATATTCAAACATTCAAAACACTACTAGTGAAATAGGCACGTTTGTTAACGAAGAAAATCGAGCTAGTTTTATAACACATTTATCCTACACAGGAGATCCAGACGGCACAGAAGCTCCGCAGCCAAGCAATCTTTGGGCAGTCAGAATAAGCAAAGATTTTACTCAAGAGCTACTAGACAAAAACTTTTACACTAGTGCAGGTTCTGAGTCAAATCAATCGTTATCGTTTAATTTTTATAATCTAGATAACAGTCCAGTAAGTCTTACAAATACAGGTTTTGATATTAACGAGTTAAACCAAAGTCATCAGCTATACGATATTTGGGATGGATATATTGATTTTGAATTTACAGAATTTGATTTCCAAGGTAATCCATTTGGATTGCAAGTTGGCGACATAGTGACAGACTCTCAGATTCCTAGAGACGGCCAAGGAGGATTAGCATTAACTAGTACGTCAACATCGTCTGCAGAAGTAGTATTTTATCAACGTAATTTTAATAGTGTGCGAATATACGTTAAAGTATTATCGGGAAGTTGGAGAGAACTTAATAATATAGCTAAAGTTGAAATTCAACGATCAGCGAGAGATGAAAATGACGTAGACCGAATTGTTGGCACAATATCTGATACAAAAAACAACATTGTTATTGGAACAAACCTAGTAGGAAAATTACTTATTTTTCAAAAACAAACTGGGAATTTTAATATATCAAGTAATCCTGCAATACTAAATGCAGAGTATTATTTTTATAAGGAAAACATAGAAGGAGGTATACCTAGATTACCTAATCCTCCGTCTGAGCTGAATAAGGATTATGCTCATGTATATAATATTCCTCTTGATGCAAGAGGAACGTCTAGCGGATTAAACAACGAAGGATCCGTTGCTATTTTTAGGCGCCAACCTAACGGAAAATATGACTATAAAAGAGTATTAACAAGTCAGTATAAAACAAATGAACGCAGATTTGGAGAAAAAGTACGTATAACACAACAAGATAACTTATACACACTTATGGTTAGTAGTGATAGTGTTGTTCTTGCTGGCGACGACTCTACAGATAGAAGAGAACATCCGGGCGCGATAGAAATATTCTATCACGGCACTGAAGAATTAGATCAATTTAAAGGTGGATATCAACTCACACAGTATAATAAAGGCGACATCGTAATATACAAAGATGATTATTATGTTGCTAACAAAGATACAGACGAAGCAGTGATTAGTAATATAACAAATTCTATTGTATGGGATAACATTAGTTTTAGATATGGTGTAGATCGAGACTATAAAGGAAATTGGGATAACTCCTATGGGTATCAAAAAGATTCTATTGTTTTATACGATAATAAATTTTATAAAGCATTAACAAACATTGCCGCAGGAGTACAATGGATTACATCGTACTGGAAAGAAGTAACTAATAAATTTGATTACTTGGGTTACTTACCTAACTTAACTGGCAATAACTATTATGGCGAGGATGTTTATGACCCAGTAACTAATATAATTGAATTTAGTGAGGCGTTTGATATTAGTCCTACAGGGCAGGTATTAGCTGTAATTGCTCGAATTGAAGAATCAAATAGTACTGTTACAAAAAATTTAGCAATTTATAGAAAAGATGATTCTAAATATAAATTGTATCAAATAATACAAAGTCCTAATGATATAGAGGATTGGGGATCACAAGTTTCTATTGCACCTGATGGACTATCAATAGCAGTGTCTGCACCAAAAACTACAGTCAATAAATTGAATCAAGGTGCTGTGTATATTTACAAACAGGTAAACGGTCAGTTTGTATTAGATCTCCAAAACAAACAAGGACAAATTATTACAAGCCCGACTAGCGAATTGTCAGAATTATTTGGATATAAAATTGCTCTTACTGATCAAAATCTTGTAGTTACTAGTTTAAACGGAGATCAAAAGAGACCAACTACATTTGATGTCTTTTCTAAAAAAATAGAAGAATCTATATATGTAAATGACAGTCTGTCAACACGTAATAGCGTCGAAACAACATTTGATCAAAACTTTACGCAATTTGCAAACACAAATATAGACTCGGGAATGGTATATGTCTACGAAGATATACAAGGCTCGTATACTTACAGTGAAAACTTTAAATTTAACAATACAACATATGAATTTGGCAAAAATTTACATGCATCGAACAATCACGTTTACATTGGCATACCATTTTATAGTGATGATCCGTCTAAAGGTATTTTCTTAGATTATAGAAAACCAAAAAATAAGTTTGCATGGAATATATACAAAGAAATTAGACCTCCGGTAGATTTAGATCTAATCGAAGGTGCATTTATATATAACAAAAAAGAAAATAAAATTGTTAGCTATGTAGATTATATTGATCCTATACAAGGTAAAGTTGCAGGAATAGCAGAACAAGATATTACATTTAAGTCATATTATGACCCAGCATATTATAATGTTGGATCTACTAATTCTATTAATGTAAATTCAGACCAAACATGGTTAGATAGTCATGTCGGCCAAGTTTGGTGGGACCTTACCTCGGCTAGATATGTTTATCCTTATCAAGGTTCGATAAATTATCAAAAAAATAATTGGAGTGCATTATCCGAAGGAGCAGAAATAAATGTTTACGAATGGGTAGAATCAGATGTTTTACCTAGCCAATGGGCAGTCGAAGCAGATACTGAAAAAGGTATAGTCAAGAATATATCTGGACAACCTCTCTACGGCGATGCAAAGTATAGTGCAAAATTAAATTACGATCCGTTATCACAAACATTTACAACAAAATATTATTTCTGGGTCAAAGACAATAAAGTTATTCCGTCCCTTGAAAATAGAAATATAAGTGTGTATGATATTTCTCAATTGATTGAAAGACCACGAGAAAACGGATATAGATATATTTCTTTTATTGGTTCTGATAAGATTGTTTTAAATAATTTTGACAAATTAATAAAAAGTAATGATTTAATTTTAAATATAAAATACAAAACTAAGCCTACAATAGATTCTAATCTACATATGCAATATAAATTAATTGCAGATGGTGATTCCACTGCAACTATTCCGACAAATATAGAACGCAAATGGTTTGATAGTTTAATAGGATTTGACTCTAACGCTAGACATGTTCCCGATAGCAATTTACCTACCCCGCAAAAATATGGAATACTTAACAGTCCAAGACAAGGTATGTTTGTTAATCGTACTGAAGCATTGAAACAGTCAATTGAAAGAATTAACGAAGTATTTAATAATAACTTAATAGCCGATGAGTATAATATTAATGAACTTAATAGAATTGACGAACTCCCTTCAATATCGTCGGGCGATTACGATGTATCGATAGATACTTATGAAGAATTACAATATATAAGCACTAACAAACTTATACAAGCAGTTTTAACTCCTATTATTATAAATGGTAGACTAGAAAGAATTCAAATTACTAATCCTGGAAGAGGCTACAAAGTGCCGCCTACAATAGAAATACTAGGACAAGGAAGTGATGCAGAAATAAAATTAGAGATTAATAATTTAGGTAGTGTAACTAATGCTACAATAGTTAATAAAGGTCAAGGTTATGACGACACTACATCATTCTTTGTTAGAAGATTTAGTGTATTAGTCAAGTCAGATAGCACTAGCCAAGATTTTTGGTCAATTTACGGTTATAATGAAACTAGTAAAACTTGGTTTAGGCGCCGATCGCAGTCGTTTGATGTTAGCAGATATTGGAATTATAAAGATTGGTATGCAGAAGGATACAATCAATTTACTAAAATAGATTATGAAATTGATGCTAGTTATGAGCTCCAAGGTTTAAATCCTGAATTTAATTCAATAATAAGAATTAACGATATCGGAAGCAGTGGTTGGCTATTGTTAAAAAGAACTGGAAATAGTGCTAGTGAGGATTATACAATTGATTACGAAACTATTGGCAGACAAAATGGTACTATAAACTTAAAAAGTTCGTTGTATAATACTCAAGAAAATATATCTGGTTATGATAATAGAACATTTGATAATGGAATATACGACAATAACCCTGCCCAAGAGTTACGTATAATTTTAGAGTGCATTAAAAACAATATTTTTATAAATGACCTTGCTATAGAATATAATCAGCTGTTTTTTAGCAGCATACGTTATATTTTGGCTGAACAAATAAATGTTAATTGGGTATTTAAGAGTAGCTTTATAAAAGTAAATCATAAATTAAGCAGCTTGGAACAAGATATTACATTTAATCAAGATAACAAACAATATTTCCAAGATTATATACAAGAAGTAAAACCATATAAGACACAAATTAGAGAATTTATTTCTAGTGTTGATGCTGTAGAGCCAACTAATACTTCAGTAACAGATTTTGATCTATCACCACAATATAATCCTGCAACACAAACTATAGAACCTATCTATACTGATGTAACGGAAGGCGTTGTGCGATCCTTCCGTCCCGATGCTACTTCTGTATATCCAAGAAAGCATTTTATTGATAATTTAGGTTCAGGCATAGAAAAAATTGTAATAAAAGATCCAGGATCTGGATATACTATTCCGCCAAAAGTAATAATTGGTGATGGCACATCTTCTGCACAAGCTCAAGCATATGTAGGATATGGCAAAATTACAGATATAAAAATAATAAATCCTGGAAATAATTTTATTTTACCGCCAACAATAAAGATTGAGGGCTCTCAAGCAGACAATGGCACCGTTGCAACTGCATTTGCAAGACTATCTAAGGGAGTTGTGAGAACTCCAACTGTAAAGATTAAGTTTGATAGAATTGCAAGTGAGTTTTATATAGAAAATCTTTCTGTTACTGAATCAATAACGCCTAGATCGACACAGCTTCGATATGATCTTGAATGGCCTGTGAATTTAGAAAATGATAAATTAAAAATTTATGTAAATTCACAAGAATTACTTAAACGTGAATATGTTATTGAAAACATAGAAAAAACAGATAATCGAGCTACGTTTAAACACGGTAGAATTACATTTATAAACCAATTATCTGACAATGATATTGTAACAGTAGACTATTATAAATCTATAGAATTATTAGATGCAGCAGATAGAATTAATTTTGCATATAATCCCACTAGTTCAATGGCAGGAAAAAAACTTAACCAATTAATGACTGGAGTTGATTATGGAGGCGTCGAAGTTAAGAGCTTTGATTTTGATAGTCCTAGCGGTTGGGATACTCAGCCGTGGTTTACTGATTCATGGGATGCCTACAATAATACTTTTGAAGATGAAGTATTTACAAGTGACGGATCTACTATTGCAGTACAACTAAGTGCTCCTTTAGAAGACGGTATAGTTTATAACTTTTATAAAAATGGTGTAAGAATTGATGCACCTGACTATGTAGAAAGTACTCCAGAAGTTCCAGGATACTCAGCTACTAATCCGTATGCAGAAACAGCAAGTATGACCGGCGATGGACAAACAGATATTATTTACACTCAAAATTTAGGTATAGATTTAAACGACGGCGATGTGTT